CATTTGCACTACAGCCAACACGATAAATGGCATTAGTTAATTTTACCAATTTAGACTTCGATCAGATTAAAAGTTCTCTTAGAGAATATCTTAGAGCGAATTCAAATTTTACTGATTATGATTTTGAAGGATCTAATTTATCTACAATTATAGATCTTCTTGCTTATAATACTTATATTTCCTCATACAATGCTAATATGATTAGCAATGAGGTGTTTATTGATAGTGCAACTCTTAGGGAAAATGTTGTTTCTCTTGCAGGTCACATTGGATATGTGCCAAGATCAAGAACTTCAGCAAAAGCAAACATTACATTTTTTATAGATACATCAAATTTTTCAACCAACCCTAAAACAATAACTTTACAGAGAGGAACAGTTTGCTCATCATCAAATAGTTTTGGAAATCAAAGTTATACATTTTCAATTTTAAATGATATTACTGTTCCAGTTGCAAATAATATTGCATTTTTTGAAAATATTGATATTTATGAGGGAACTTATCTTTTAGAAAGATTTGTTGTAGATAGTAATAATAAAAATCAAAGATTTATTCTAACAAATGCAAATATTGATACTTCATCTATAGTTGTTGAAGTAAGAAACTCTCAAGAAAGTACGATTATTAGAAAATTTAATGTATGTAAAGATTTTTGTTCAGTAGATTCTGAATCTAGAATATTTTTTATTAAAGAAATAGAAGATCAAAGATATGAACTTGTTTTTGGTGATGGAATTTTTGGAAAAAAATTAGATAACAATAATATTGTTGAAGTATATCATGTAGTAAGTAATGGCGGAGAAAATGCAAATGGAGTAACTTCATTTAATTTTAGTGGAAGATTATTTGACAATAATGGAAGAATTATTTCTACAGGTATATCATTAATTACTACAAATTCATCATCTCAAGGTGGAAGAGAAATTGAATCGGTAGAATCTGTCAAAAAATTTGCACCTAGACTTTATTCTTCACAAAAAAGAGCAGTTACAACAGAAGATTATGAAACAATAGTTGCTTCATTGTATCCAGAGGCAGAATCAGTTTCTGTATTTGGTGGAGAAGAACTTAGTCCACCAAAATATGGAAAAGTTTTTATTGCAATAAAACCTATTTTCGGTGATTTTTTAGCAAACTCGATCAAAGAAAGTCTCAAAAATTTACTCAGAAAATATAGTGTTGCGGGTATTGTAACAGAAATAATTGATTTAAAATATCTTTATATAGAATTTGATTCATTTGTTTATTATAACACAAATTTATCTCAATCCGCAAATAAATTACAAACTAGAGTTATTAATAATATTATAAAATACTCGGATTCATCTGAATTAAACAAATACGGTGCTAGATTTAAATACAGTAAATTTCTTAAGGTAATTGACGAAACTGATGCATCAATTACATCAAATATTACTACAATAGTAATGAGAAGGGATTTAAGAGCAGTTTTAAATCAATTTTCGGAATATGAAATTTGTTTTGGAAATGAATTTTATATTGATGATCCAAATGGATATAATATAAAATCTTCTGGGTTTAGACTAAATGGTTATAATTATGACATTTATCTCTCTGATGTTCCAAATAGTGATTTAAAAACTGGAAAACTAATATTTTTCCGAATAGACCAGCAAACTTCAAGACCAATAGTTATTAATCAAAATGCAGGTACTATAAACTACGAAAAAGGTGAAATTATAATTTCACCTGTTAATTTAATATCAACATCAAAACAAAAGTTAAATGAACCTATTATTGAAATATCCGTTACGCCATATTCAAATGATATTATTGGACTTCAAGATCTATACTTACAATTAGATATGCAAAATAGTAATGTTGATATGTTGGTTGATACTATTTCTTCTGGGACCGATATTTCTGGGTCAATATATAAAACATCATCTAGTCATACTTCACGGGAATTCATAAGAAAGTAATATGAAGAACACAATCAAGTTTTATTCAATTATAGAGAATCTTGTACCCGAGTACGTTAAAGAAGAATTTCCGTTAGTTGTAGAATTTTTATCTCAATATTATAAATCTCAAGAAAATCAAAGTGCATCTCTTGATATTATTCATAATATTGATAAGTACGTTCAAATTGATAGCGTCACTAACTTAGATTTAACTACAACTCTTACATATCCAGTGGAGTTTGAAAATGAAGTATTCATATCTTCATCAAAAAACCTTCCAAAAAATTATGGATTGATTAAGATTGATAATGAAATTATTTGGTATGATAGATTAATAGAAGACACTCCACAGACCGTAGAGTGTTTAATTGAAGTTGGAGCAACTTCTTTTGTCTCGGCAAATATTACTAATGAATTACTTTCGAATACATTTGGATTTTTAGATAATCCTTGGTTAGGAAAAATCATTTATATTAAAGATGAAAATGGAAATATCATAAGTAGTGCAAAAATTATAAGTATTGATGATGGATTATCAGTTAGTATAGATTCACCATTAATTCCAAGTCAAAATGTAAGTTTTTATAATGAAAATAATACTTATACTTGTGAAATCAATGGAAATAAACTTACAGGATGCACTCGTGGATTTAGTGCAACTACATCATATGATTCTGATAGCACTACAGATGAACTTGTTTATGAAGAATCTTCTATTGATACCCATTCATTAAGTTCTGAAATTAAGAATTTAAGTGTAATATTTCTCAAAGAATTTTTTAAAAAAATAAAAGTTCAACTTACGCCTGGGTTTGAAGACGAAGAATTTTATGATAAAATCAATCAGGCAACGTTTATTAAAAATATAAAGCAATTTTATTCTTCAAAGGGAACTGATTGTTCTTTTGAACTTCTTTTTAGAGCACTTTTTGGAGAAGATGTCAGTATTATTAGACCAAGAGATTATGTTATTCAAGCATCTGATGCACAGTATAATATTTTTAGAGATTTAGTTGTTGAGGTATTGGAGGGAAATCCAGAAAACTTAGAAAATTTAACATTATATCAAGATGAATATTTAAATATACCACAAGCAAAAGGAACTATTGCTAAGGTTGAAAAAATTCAAAGGGGGGACAACTTTTATTATACTATAAGTTTAGATCAAACTAAAGAAAACACATATGGATCTAATATAGGACAATTTAGTATTCACCCAAAGACAAAAACTACTATTGATATTATTGTAGGAAATGATTTTATTGATGTAGATTCAACAATAGGATTTCCGGAATCAGGAGAACTAAGAGTAGAAAATAGTAATGGACAAATTATTATAGTATCATATTCAGCAAAAACGTCTACTCAATTTTTAAATTGCATTGGAATTAATCAAAATATAGATATTAGTTCTACAGTTAGATTAAACACCTTCGCATATGGATATAATAGATCAGAACAAATTAAAGTTTCTATTGGTGGAGTTTTATCTTCTTTAAATATTAGTTCTAATCCATATTATTCAAGCACAAATGAAGAAATAAAAATAAAAACAATTGGAGTAAATTTAAGAGACATTAAATCAGAAAATTGGTTTTATAATATAACTACAAAATATGAAATAGAAAAAATTTCTTTAGTTGATAATAATAATTTGATTTATGAAGTAATTTTATATGATGAAAATATACTTAAAATTGGAGATTCTGTATCATTACTTTACAGCGAAGGTACAATAAAAAATGGTATTGTAGTTGCACAATCAAATTTGAAGTCATTTTCTATTATTGGATTTGAAGACATAGATTTATCTATAAAGTATAGTTTAAGAAAAAATATATTAAAAGTTAATTCTTTAAATTACCCAGAACTGTCAAAATACTCAACAAACGTTCAAAATGTATACGTTGATAATGATAAAAATATATTTGTCAATTCACAATCTCTACCGAATTACCTTTTTGAACCATTATTAATCACAGATAGATCAGTATCTTTTTCTGGATCATTTTTAAATTCAGAAATAATAACTATAAATTCTCATAAGTTTTACACTGGAGATGCTGTTGTTTATCAACCGGTTGATGATATTAATACTTTAGATATTAAAAAAGGAATATATTTTGTTTATGTTGTAGATCAAAACAATATAAAAATAGCAAGAAGTAGAGAAAATATATACACTCAAAACTTTATTTCTGTAACAGGAAATGTAGTAAACAATAAATTTTTATTAGAATCTTTTACAACACCAGATCTTTCATCTAAAGATTTATTACCTCAAAATATTTTTAGAAAATTATCTAATCCAGAGATTCCAACAAGTATTGAAAAAACAAAAACTAATCCTGGAACAACAGGAATATTTGTAAATGGTGTTGAGATATTAAACTATAAATCAAAAGATATTTTATATTATGGTGAAATTGAAGATATTTTCCCAACATCTTCCGGAAATGGATATGACATTATTAATCCACCATTTTTAAGTATAGAAGATAATAATGGAACAGGAGCTAATGGTCATGTCTCAATCAAAGGATCATTAGATAGAGTTGATATAGTAGATGCCGGATTTGATTATATTGAAACACCTACTGCTATTATTTCTGGAGGAAACGGAAAAGAAGCTAAAGTATCTTTAAATTTAGTATCTGTAGATCATTCAGTATATTTTAATGCAAGAATAGGAATTAATACGATTTCTGATACAATTGGGTTTTCTACCTATCATAGATTTAGAAGCAATGAAGTTGTATCATATGATCCACAAAATCAAACCAAAATTTCTGGATTAAGTACAAATTCTCATTATTATGTTTCAGTTATTGATCCATTAACAATTAAATTATACAATAATTTTGAAGATTCTATTGCCGGAATTAATACCGTCAATTTAATCGGAATAGGTACAGGAAGACAGTCATTTAAATCTATCATAAAGAAAAAACAAATTGGTTCCGTACAAGTTATTAGTTCTGGATATAATTATGAAACAAAGAAAAGAACAATATCTTACACTGGAATCAACACGTTTTCGGGAATTATTTCTATAAAAAATCACGATTATCGTAGTGGAGAAATTGTTACATATAATTCATCAAATACTGATATTGGTGGACTTACTTCAGGATCATTATATTATATTTCTGTCATTAACAAAGATGAATTTAAACTATCAAATGTTGGTTCTGGAAATACTGAAAAGGACTTTTATTATAAAACAAAAAATTATATTAACTTTACTTCAAGTGGATTAGGAACACATTCATTTAATTATGAGCCAATAACAATGACAGTTACTGGAAGAACTGGTATTGGCAGTACTTATGCAAATCAAGTTAACTTAAGACCCATATTTACCGGTAAAGTTACTTCTGTTCATTTAGAAAATAAAGGATTTTCTTATGGATCAGAAATTATTAATTACAATAGACAACCAAATATTAATTTAATATCAGGGAAAAACGCACAAGTAAAACCAATAATTCAAAATGGGAAAATTGTAGAAGTAATAATAACTAATAGTGGTTCTGAATATTATTCAACACCAAAAATAGATATTGTTGGAACTGGATCTGGTGCTATTCTTACTCCTATTATAGAAAATAATAGATTAAAAAAAGTGAAAGTAATTTATGGTGGTGGTGGATATTCAGATAAAACTTTAATTAATGTAGTACCATCTGGATCAGAATCTAAATTCAATACCAAGATTAAATCTTGGAGATTTAATCTTTTTGAAAGATTATTTAGAAATAACCAAATTCCTCCAGATGATGGAGTTTTATATGAAGTAAAAAATGATAAAAATGGATTAGAGTACACTCATTTGTATGCTCCAAGAAAACTAAGAACGTCTGTTCTTGGACAAAGAAGTCTTAATGGAAGAATTGTATATAATCCAGACCTAGAATTAATTAATGGATCAGAATCAACTTCATTAACTCATTCTCCAATTATCGGATGGTCCTATGACGGAAATCCAATTTATGGTCCATATGGATATTCATCTATAACTGGCGGATCAATTAAACAAATGTCTTCGGGATATGAACTAATTGATATTACAACAAATAGACCAAATTATCCTATTGGTTCTTTCGTAGAAGACTACTATTTTACTAATGGTGGAGATTTGGATGAACATAATGGAAGATTTTGTGTCACTCCAGAATTTCCAAATGGGGTATATGCATATTTTTGTACTATTGACACTGGATTACCTCAAAATACAGAACCATTTTTAAACTATAAAAAACCACAATTTCCATATGTAATTGGAAATACTTATAAGTCAAATCCAATTGATTTTAATTTTTCTTCAACTTCAAATTTAAATAAGTTTAATTTAAATAATTCATCTTTACTTAGAAATACAAAACCATATGGATTATTGAATAAAAATACACAATATGATCAAATCACTAATCCAAATAAAATTAAAAAGCAAATATCTAAAATAAAATCAATTTCTAAAGGAAAAATTGATTTTATTGGAATTGTTACTGGAGGAAATTCATACTATATTGGAGAACCAATTATATTATCTGATAATAAAACAACTGCATATGTATCCCAAATAAAAGGAAAGCAAGTTAATTCTATTAGTATAGCAACTACTAGTATTTTTGATGTTGAATTTATTAAAAACAACGATAATTACATTGGATTTTCAACGATTCCACATAATTTACTTAAAAATGAATTGGTGAATTTAACATCATCATATGACTATAACATAAGCAATAATATTGATGTAACAAAACATTCACTAGTTTTACGATCAGGAATACAATCATCGTCAATAACTGGAATAGTTACATATTTAAATGTTTACGGTTCGCTTGATTTTCCAAAAATTAGAGAAAATGATATTTATTTTGTTGGGGATGAGCAAGTAAAAGTATTAAACATAGATCAAGAAAAGTCTCAAATAAGAATATTAAGAAATCAGTATGGAACTGTTGGAGTAACTTCAATCTTGGCAGGAGTTGCTATAACAGAAAATCCAAGAAAATTTGAAATTAATTTTGGAATTACAACTTCATATAATTTAAGTTATAATAAGGAATTATATTTTGATCCTAGTGTATGTGTAGGACTTGGAACTACTTCTGGTGTTGGAATAACTTCTACCTTATTTTTAAGTGTTAATAACTTTAACCATCCAGTGTCTATAGGTACAGGATCTACAACGTTTTTATATTTTTCCGATATTAAAGATATTCAAGAATATATTACTGGTGGTTATATCAACCTAGTCAATTCATCAAATTCATCTTTTGATACAATTAAGAAAAAAATAATTTCGATAGGATCTAGTTCTATAGGGATTAATTTTAACACATCTTCCTTGTCTGGAATTGGTGTTACTTCGTATGTAAATAAGTGGAACGTTAAAGAAATTCCTACACAAACAATTTACTTACCAAACCATAAATTAAATACTGGAGACTCTTTAATCTATTCGGCTAATGGTGGTACAAGAGTTTCTGTTTCAACAAATGGAGTGTCAAGTTTTGAACTTTTAGAAAATTCTATCGTTTATGTTGCAAAAATTTCTAACGATTTAATTGGAATTTCTACGATAAAAGTTGGATTAGGGTCTACTGGAACTTTTGTTGGCCTTGGTTCTATAACTTCATCGATTTTATATTTTACATCAGTTGGGACTGGAGACACTCATAGTTTTACTACAAACTATGATAATATCTTCGTAGCTGATGTCTCAAAAAATGTAGTAACAGTAGAAACAAAAGAACCACATACTTTGAGCAGAAATGATAATATTGATATTGCTGTACTTCCTGGAATAAGCACTTCAATTAAGGTACTTTATAATAAAAAGCATAGAAGAGTTTTGATTGATCCTAGAAACTTTATATCTTCAAATATTGACACAATAAAAAATACAATAACAATTAATAATCATGGATTTAAACCTGGACAAAAAGTTATCCATACTTGTTCGGGATCTCCTGTTGGCGGATTAATAAATGATGAGATTTATTATGTAATCGTTATTAGTCAAAATAAAATAAAATTAGCAAATAGTTTTTATAATGCAATTAAATCAAATCCAACATATATTAATCTTATATCATCCTCATCAGGAACAATATCAAAAATTAATTCTGAAATTAATGCGATTAAAAACTCCCAAATAATTTTTGATCTTTCCGATTCATCACTATCTTATATTAAAAATTCAAAAAACTATCCTGCATTTAAATTAGATTTTTATACGGATCCTTTATTTACTAATAATTATGAAAATTCCTTAACAACAAAATCATTTGATGTTAATAGAAGTGGCTCTGTTGGTGTTGATTCAACAGCAAAAGTAACCTTGAATTTAAATAATTCACCACAAATATTATATTATAAACTTAATCCAGTTGATTTAAAATCTAATGACATAGAAAATCTAGAAGTAATTATTGATACCGACACGAATTATAATAAAATTATTACAACTAATAGCATTTATGATGGAAATCACACTATTGTTGGCGTTGGATCTACAACATTTACTTTTAATTTAAGTAAAAATCCTGAATTAAGTTTATACTCTTCAGATTCTTCTAATATTCAATATTATGTAAATTCTTCTTCATCCTCAGGAGCAATATCTAGAATACGTATTGATTCTTTTAATAAAAATTTAGATACTTTACCAAAAATTATTAATAATACAGATAAAGGAGCAATACTATATCTTGAAGGAATGGATATTGGAAAAATTTATGAAAATAATATAAAAATACTTGATATAGGATTTAATTATCCTACAGATTTTTCAATAAGACCTACAGGTAAATTTTCTTCACTATTTGAAATAGAGTCATTTTCTACTCTTGAAAGTGTTAAGGTTACTTCTGTTGGAAAAAAATATTCAATAAAACCAAATTTAATTTTATTTGATACTTACACAAACACAGAAATAACCGATGTTATTCTTGACTATGATCTACAAAATCATAAAGTAAACATACTTAGAAATACAAATAGTATTTCTGGAAATTATACTCCAATAGTATTACCAATAAACAATACTAATGGTGTAGGTATTAATTCAATTTCTTATAATTCAGCGAATAAGACAGTAACTGTGGGTTTGGCAAGATCTTATAGTGATGTTAATG